TCTTCAAGTGCTCTGAGTCGGTTGTTGTAACTTTCAAGTTCTGCTTCTTCTTCGCTGAGCAAACCAACACGCACTGTTTCTGCTTTGTTTTGAATTGCTTCCTGAATTCGTGCCAAACGTTCTCTTTCACGTTCACTGGCCTTTTCGGCTGCCTCAGTAGCACGTTCGCGAGCTTTCTTTTCTTTTTCTGCTGCTTCCGCATTTTTCTTAATGACATCATCTATCATGTCCATTAATTCGTCATTGTTTTTTCTGCGAATTTCTGCAATTTCTGCTTCTTTGATGATGATGGTTTCATTGATGCCTTGTATTTTCTTTGCAAACTCCAACTGGGTTGCACCAGTCATTTTGCCTTCTGCAGCCAATGCATTTTGAACAGCCAATAGATTAGCCAATGCAGTTTCTAGTTCTGCAATGTCCATGTTTAGTTGTTCGATTGGACTTGCCAATTCATAAACACTGTCAGCACCCAATGCACTTTCAATTACACCTTCATATGGTTTGAGTTGAGCCATTGCCTGCTCAAGCTCGCTCATAAATTTAGGAATAGGTTTGGTTGCTTTTTGTAATTTTTCCGCTTCTTTGGCCAAAATGGTCATTTGAATGCGCATTTCGGTAAGGTTTCTTATGCCTTCTTCATCTGCCAAGAAAGGAATATTGGCATTTTTACGCATTACAAACAGTTTGTCATCGATGAGCTGAATTGCTTGGGCATAATCGCCTGCTTCCTGTGCATCAAAGATGTCCTGCATGTCCACACTCAAACCTCGCATGGTTCGGCTTGCGTTCATAAACCCTTGTGTGAGTCCTTCCAGTGTGGCCGTATATGCTTGTGTAAGCATTGTGGCCTCTCCAAGCTCTACCAAGAACTCATCAAATGCATCACTGAGTGCAACTTTCATTTGATCTATTGTGGGGCGTGTTTTGTTGAAACTGTCTCCAAGAGCATTACTGTTTTCAATCATTTCAAAGAAGGCTTGTGCTGTGAGTTTGCCTTCTCTGCTGAGTTTGCGCAGTTCGCCAACAGTCAATCCACTTTCTTCTGCCATGATGGCCAATGCAGGACCCAATGCTTCAACAATACTGTTGAATTCATCACCACGCACAGTGCCTGATGCCATGGCTTGTCCAAACTGACGTATGGCACCAGCGGCTGTGTTAGCATCCGCACCACTGAGTGCCAGTGCTTGTTGGAATTTTTGAGTAACATTTAGAACTTGTTCATTGCTGACACCAAGTTCTTTTGTGGTCAACACCAATTTGGTGTATAGGTCAACAGTGCCATCCAAGCCACTGCGTGTGTCTCTGGCCGCTTGTTGCAGTTTGCGGAATGTGCTTTCTAGTTCGCCTTGACTGTTGGTGATAAGTCTAAGGCTGTTTTCGTAGTTTTGGAATCTGTTGGTTGCTTCAGTGATTTGTCCAACAAACTGGCCAATTTCTCTCACAGCCAATGCACCAACAAAGCCACCAACTGCGCCTTTGAGTCCACCAAAACTTCTCTGCAGGCTGTTCACAGGACCATTGATACTTGTCAACCGATTTTCGATTCTATCTAATCGTCTAGTAACGTTGTCAACTAGATCTAATCTTATGGTTGTGCTCATCTATCTCAATCCTTTTTGCCTAACAGCAGCATTTTTGCTTGCTTCTGTTTGTAGTGTGAAATAAGCCATCCAAAGTTCTAACTCTGGTAAACTCATTTCTGCGACACTCTCCAAACTCATTCCTAATTCATGACCCACTCTGCACAACATCAACAGATCTGGGTCTTGCTTTAGTTTTTTGCCGCTTCCTCAACGTTGAATTCATAGTCATCTTGACTGTTACTGATTGCACCAGCAACTTCAATGATTACACTTGGATCAACTTCATTTAACAGTGTCACACGATCTGCAGGTTGGAACATTTTTGATCCATCTGCGTTGCGTGCCTTAACAATCAAACTTTCAACCAATGCTTCTGTGGTTTTGTTTTGTTGGTGAAGTGTTAAAATCTTTGCCTCATCTTTGAAACTGTTTGTGCTTTTGAAATACACAGTTGCGTCCCATGCTTTCACATAGTAACTGCGCATCTTTTCATCCAAACGATCTCTAAAATGTTCTGTGGCTTTTTTTAATACTGGGTTTTGCATTTAATACTTCCTTCTGCTGATTTCTTGTATTGTTGGTCTTGTCATGCCTTTTGGTGCTTGTCTACTACTGCCTTTGTCCAATGGACCAATGTAAGGTTTGTTGTTGCTCACAGTGTATCCAACTGCACTTTTGCGGTAAGTCCATGCACCTTTGGCTGCACCTGATCTAACAGGTGTTCTAGATTTCACACCATTGTATAAGTCAAGAGCTATGCTTTGGATCTTTTGCCCTATTTGTAGTTTCATAGCTCTTGAAGTTCTGGATGCACCAGAAACACTTATACGAATGTTCATTATGCTACTGGTGTATATGTAATTGCACCTGTGCCTTGTGCAGTGATACTGCCAGTTACAACACCATCAAAACTTGATGTCATACTAAAGCCAGTGATGATGCATGCACCAGTCATTTTCATTGCACCCGAGCTGTTGCCTTCTGGATACAGTGTGAATGTTGTTACAGGTGAAGTTGAACCATCACCAAACTGCAGTTCTGCAATATCTGTGTATTGTGTTGCCGCATCTGTTGCTTCAACAATGATATCTGCACTGATTGTAAATGAACCTAGGCCCTGCACATAAGATCTCATCTCATCGCCCATGGCCGAAGTTTCAATTGTGTCCATAGTTTTGTCTAGTGTGAAACTTGTGACTTCTGCCAAAGCCGCACTAAACTCTAACTGACCCGATGTCCCGCGAATTGCCGCCATCTAATTACTCCTTGTTTTCTTCTTCAGTTTTTACAGAAAGTTCTTCTGTCATTTTCAGTGTGACTGGTTCGTCAACCACTACTGTTTTTGTTAGTTTGTTTTTACTGGGCACTGCATCTTCAACGGCAATCCAACCTGCAGCCTCATACGCACTGCGTCGATGTGCAGATTTCCAACGAACCTTACCGCTTGCATCTTTCATTTTAATTGTTTTCATCAAAGTATTCCTCTTGTGTATTGGTAAAGCACATTGACCACCACTGTGACTTCACCTATAGGTGGTTCTACATCATTATTTACATTCACTGCAATTGTCTGTGTATCAATGGCGTTTCCGCCTCGACTTCTATCTGCTTCTAATGCTTCTTCGACTCTTTCCACAATGTCATTGCGTAGTGTATCCAATGCTGTGCCTGTCACATAACAAACAATGTTATAAGTGATGGTGGCAAACCTTGTGCCACTGCTGCCTTGCAGTGTTGTTTCTGCACGATCTTCTGTGTCTGTGGTAATAAAAACTGCTGGAAACTGACTGCGAGCAAGATTCTCTACATCCAATGTTTCTCTGGTCACAAAGATGGGTTTTGGATCACGAGTGTCTCGTAAAACTTGTTCAATGTTTTTTGCAATAAGTTCTCTTTTGCTCATCTAACCAATCTCTGATAGTGAACACTAATTTTTTCTACATCTTGCACAGTGCCATCACCATCATCATCATATTCTACACCATCCTTGAGAACATTGTTCCATTCTCTGGCATATTCTTCTCTGTAGAAATTCATCATATTAAAGAATCTGTCATTTTCAGGATCGTGTCTTGTGAGTTGTGGCATGATGTAATAGCCCAAAACATGATACACTGCAGTTCTTGTAAACTGACTTTCTGTGAGCTTGGTTTCATCCATTTCAATAGGGTCTGTGAGTTGACTGATATCATATTCAGCCAGTCCAAGACTTTTGCGTGGCCACCAATCAATACGAAGTTGTCTAAAGATGTCTTGTCTGCTTTTTTCAAGCAGAACATCAAAGTTGAGAATGCCGTAGTCTCTTACGTCGGGCACATATTCTTCAACATTTGCTATTGTAATCATGTCTGCTGTTGCCATCTGTGTTCCTTGTGATGATAAGCAAGGGCCGAAGCCCTTGCTTTGTTATGCTATTAGTTGGTTGTTAGACCATCCATTAACAATGTTACACCATAGGTGTTCTTTAGAATTGCTTCACCTGTGGTCATTGTCATTACAAGTTCACTAGCACGCAAACTTGCGTCACGCTGTTGCTCTAGGCGTGGTTCACGACCTACAGCAATACCAATTGCGTCACTTGAGAACACTGCACCTACATAACCATCACTTGATGATGTTGGAACAAGTGAATGCTCAACAACTGTGATGCCTGCGATGTTGCCGATGATGCCAGTGCGTAGTGCCTGGTTGCCGGCTTCACTTAGTGCAGGAATGTTGTTGCCGCCGTTGGTGGCAAGTTCTTTCTTAAGTGCATATGCTGCTTTTGGATGCACAACAGCATAGTATGGGCCAGGGGCGTTCACACTGCGTAGTTGTGCGGCTGCTTGGAACAGCATCTGTGCTGAAAACTCAGTTGCATCGTTGCCCAATGAGGTTGAGAAACCTGTGAACAATGCTGCAAAGTCTGTGTCAAGTTTTTCAGCAACTGCACGACCTAGGATGTTACCAATGTCTGCTGCCACATCAAATGGGCTTGACTCTAGCATTAGGTCTGTTACTGTTGCCATCACACCAATTTCAGCAAGTGTCATTGTTACACTTGTTGGGTTAACTGCTGTGTTTGACATATCTGTGCCTTCAGTTACGTCTGCTGCACTTACTGTTGGGTATACAGGAACTTGGAAAGTTTTGCCTGCACCTGCTGCAAGTGTGTAGTTACGAGCTACTGCACGAGCAACACTTTGTTCTGTTGCTGTGAAAATTGCTTCTTGTAGAATATTGGTAAAAAGTTCACTACCAATACTGCTGGTTACTTCATCTGCCATTTTTAATACTCCTTATTATCTGGCTCTGTCTCGTTCCGCTTTGTATTTTGCATAAATTTCTCTATCACTGCGGCGAGTCATATCTAACTTAGAGATATCTATTTTATCTCCTGTGTTGTTTGCATTAGCATTACTGCTACTGCCACTGCCTCCTGGAGTAGAAGCAACAAAGTGAGGATTGTCTGTTAACCATTGTGTTACATACTGATCCACTGTCATCAATTTACCATCGTCATTGTAACGAGGTGCGCCTGTTTCATCTAAAACTTCAACATCACCTGTTTCGGTGAGTTTGACACTGTTCTGCAGAAGTTGTGTCACTTGTTTTGGGTTTACTGCACGTTTGGCACTTGCTGCATTCAGCAATGCACCTTCAACTTTGATGCTGTGGATTTGCTTTTGTAAATCTTGGATAACATTATCCTTCTTACCAACAGTTTCTTCGAGTATCTTTTCGAACTCGCCTCGCTGTTTTTTAGCCTCCAGTTCTTTGCGTTCTTTTTCTGCAATCATGCTTTTGTATTCGTCTAGATTGACGTCACTGTATTTCTTTTCGAATTTGGCACGTTCGCGTTGAACACGTTCCGCAACGATTTTGTCCACATCTTCTTGACGGAACATTTTTGTTTCCTCTTGTGCAGGTGCTGCGGTGTCCTGCTCAACAGTATTGACTTCTTCAGTCACCAAGTCTTCACTTGTCATAGTTTGCCTCCTATAGGATCTAGCTAAGTGTATTTATGGGGTTGTGATTAACCCCTTCTGTTGCCGCCCTTTTTCTTCTTCTTCTTCATTGCCATAATCGGTTCCCCTGTTTAAAACACTCAAATGACTTTGAGCTATTTTTAATACTGTTTCTGGGCTAAACAGTTTGTCCCAACTTGCGAGACGTTTTTGATTCCATTGATTGCAACGTTGTATCACAATCTTTGGTATTGTGTATAACCAATCTTTATGGTTGCATAATAAATCAACAACCAATTCATGGTCTGCACATTTGAGCCATTCTACTGCAAATGGTTCAAAATTTTCTAGTGTATCAAATATTATACCACCTCTGTTTTTGGGCTTAACATTTGACTTTGCTATATCCAACATCCAATGCAAATCATACACTGCTCGGATGTTTTGATTGTGCCAGCACTCCTTGCCATGGTCTGTGCCTATTATCATTCCACTGCCCTCAGCATCTCTAAACAAGTGCATGCTGTGAGGCATGATTTGATTACAAACTAGGCTGGTGTCTCCTGCGCTGTTGTATCTTGTAAACCTCCAGTAATTTCGATCATGACTCTTGTCCAGTGTCAGTTGTATCATTGAATAGTTCCTCTAGTTCTGGATGTAGTTCGACGATCTCAGCATCACTATAACCTTCTGCAATCATTTCTCTCAAATGATTTAACAAATCTGCAACATCTGTCACAGGGTCATGTTCTATCTCTCCTCCAATCACGTCATCATTGTCTTCGTAGTTTGTTATTTCTTCTATAAGTTCTTCATCATCCAACAGTATTTCTGCAAGTTGATTGTCCAATGCTTGCAACAGTAGACTGTTGTTGATACCGCTGTCTTTGGCCAATTTGATCTGTTCAATCTCTGCGGTTTTGTCTCTCATGTTGTAGGTGTTGGTGTATTCAATAACACCATCAAACACAGTGTCTTGCCACAGTGCCCACAGTCTCCAAATTTGCTCTTCAGCAAGTTGTAGTCCACTGGCTTTTTCTGTGAGTTTGGCTTGTAGCAATTGGAATTCACTTTGCAGTGCAACACCACTCTGTGAACGTGTAGCAGTGCTACGAATACCGCCCAAGTGTGCCAGTTTGTCTATGGTTTCTACTGTCT